AGAGTTCTACCAACTGGCTCATTATTGTTAATTAACTCAATAAGCTCATCTCTAAAACCTTTTAATTCAGCAGTAACCCCAACAGCACCCTCTCTTGTTGCAATCTTTATTTTACCATCAATAATACGAAGTTGTTCACCAAGATTATCTTTAGTGACAGTAATAAAACCTTTATTGTCTAAAACTTTAGAAAGCTTACTAGCAACGTTAGCTGTCTTAGTAGCAGCGCCAGCACCATAGAAAGACACCATGTTTTGAGCTTTAGCAGCTTTAGCTAAGTCTTCCCAAGTTAAGTTAGCATCTCTAAGTGCGGGTATTTTTAAAAACTCTGGATCATTAACTGTATCCATTGCAACTAGGTCATATAACCTATTTTTTTGAGTAGTAGGTAATACGTTACTTGCTTGTGACACCGCACGATCACCCGTAGAAAGCCCAATGATTTGCGCTCCACTAGAGGAAGCATCGTTCTCAATCATTAATTTTGTTTGATAGGTTTTTAGCCGAGCAATATCTTTAAAGTTACCGTTTACATGGCGATTGATGCGAGCGTACTCTAGAGACAACCTTGCCATCTTGGCGACTTCAGCGCCCTCTAACCCTCTTACAAGGGGGTGTTCAAGGAACTCCCGTAGCCTACGGTCTCTTTGTGTCTTAGACAGTATTAGTTCACCAAGCTCAATAAGCTTGCTTTGGTTACGTCTAAAAATTTCTCTACGCCCTGCTTGTGTTAGTGCCTCTGTAGCGGGGCCAAGTAGGGCACCAATTTGTATCTGAAGCTCATCGACAGCATTTTCTGTAAGTGCCACTGACCTACCTGAGTTTAAGAATGGTCTTACAAGTTCACCACCTGTAGGGGTTAAGTAACCTCTATGGTAAACACGCCCACGAGAATCAATAAAAGCTAGAGTAGTAAAGTTCTTGCCCCTTTGTGAGTGATACTTGGCTGTAGACATTAGTCCATAACCCTGCTCACCACGATTCAGAATTTCATGTCGAAACTCGTTAATACTATCATAGTACTTTGAGTTACCACGAGGGTCTCTGAATCTAGCAATATCATCCATAAAAGAAAAGAATTCGTCGTCAACGCCATACTCAACATTCATAACGTGATTTAGCATCTTAGCCATTTCAGCGTCAATCTGCTTAGGGTCATAGTCAGGAAACTTATCCGCAGAGATAACAGGTAACCCAGTATCATTGCCACGAGCATCAACATAGGTTTTCTTATTAGCTTTAACGTATAGACGGTCACGAGGCGTTGTTACTCCAAGACGTCTTGAGATAGTAACTCTACGCTCTGCCTCTTGAAGACGAAGTAGGTTTTTGTCTATAACAATAACTTCTCTTGAAACAGTCTCACCCCAACCTCCAGAGGCACGACCAGTATCTAAATCTAGAACTCCACGGCGTTTTTTACCTCTAAATTGAATTCTAATTAAGTTTTGATCTCTCATGTAATTTAGAATTACTGAACCTTCTTTATGAAATTCTTTTAGTGTATGCTTTGTAAAAGGAATTATGTTTTCAAAGTCTTTAGCAAAGGCTTTACCAATGTTAATAGCAAGGGCATCATAGTCAGTAGACTGACCAGAGGCAATTAACTTTGTAACTTTAGTAATACTATCTAGCGCTGCTTCATCAAAGAAACGGCTAGTAGGTTTTTTACTTGCAATTAAAAACTCTGCATCTAGAATACGCCGAATAGTTTCACGATTACTAGCTACAATTTGGGTAAACCAAGAGTCCGAGGGTTCTCTCATCTTGTTTACTTTTTTATAAAGATCATAAGACTTCTTTAATATAGGGTTTCTATCTAGTAGTCTTTTAACTAAGCGCTTCCTAGTAGGATACTTATCAGTATACTTATTGAAATAAATTCTAAGTGGCGCTCTACCAGTTATAAAGATTTTTTTAGCTAGTGAGGCTCCTGTTGTTCTACGCCAAGCATCAATAAACCGTTGATCTGCTAGCTGGTTTTTCTGGATATCATCAAACGAGTAATACTTACCCATAATTTGTACTTGAGGTTTATCCTGAGAAAGATAACTAACAAACATCTCAGATCGTTTTCTTGAGCGTGTATCAAGTAGTCTAGAAACGTTTTGAACAGCAAACCTATTTTCTGCTCTGAGAACAGCTGTGATGTCTTGCCAAGGGGTTTTATCTCTAGCATAACGCTCAAAGACTACTCTCATGTTCTCAACAATTACTGTCTGTTGGTTGACTGAGACTTTATCATCAAGCCCTGAAACAAGAGACTCAATAAATTCTTTTTGGTCTGCGTTAATAAGTTTTGAACTCCGCATAAAGTCAAGGCGTTCTTGATAGAGATTAAAGTCTGGATCGTAGAGGTTATTATTTTTAATTTCACCAGTTAATGGATCTGATGAGAAATTTCTTTCATCAAACTCATTACCAACTCTACGTCTAGAAGTCTGTTTACCAACAAGGCTAGTACCTTTGTAGTCAGTTAAAGAAAGAGTCTTGTTATAATCGTCTGCATCTTGTAGAAAGAGTTGGCGGAGGTCTTCTTTATTCTTTGGATCTCTAATAAGTCGGCTTGGTGTACTAGAATCTATTTTGATATCATCTAGCCCACGAACAACTTGGCGGGGTCTAAAAATTGCAGTAGCTTGAGTAGCCTTTGCTCTAAGCGCTTGTATGCTTAGGGCTGTACCTTTAGGGCTAACAAACTGATCTGCCTTTAGCTTACCTTGCTGAAATAACTTAGCGGCATCTTCAGAGCCAAGCATCTTAGCTTGAATCTCCATACCCTGTCGTTTTAGCCAGACACCAAAGGACTCTATCTTAGGAGCTTGCCCGTTTAAAGCCTCAGTGTCTTTCTTAAGTAACTCTGTTTTATTAATCCTAGAGGAATTCTCAGCAATAAGATCCTCTTTGGATTTAAGTATAGGAATTAAAGAAGAACGGCAGTTCCAATGTAATGGAGGTGTAAACCTTTTATCATCTACCTCATAGATTTTACCATTGTGATGAGAACAAATAGGGCTAGTACGAGAGTCTAGAATAGCAGTAAACATATAACCCTTGATAATATCCTTGTTATCATCCATTACCTTTTTAAGAGCTGCTGTCTGGGTAGACGTAATAGCAGTTCTGGTAAGAGTTGCAGCTTGGTACTCTGTTATCTTAGTAGTTTTCATAACTTCTGAGATAATCTCTTTTGTAGAGTTACCTGCAGCTAGCCCATTACTGACTTTTGTTTGTATTCTAACTAACTCTCCTGCTG